TTAGTTTGTTCAGCCTTTCTATAAATAGTTTCACGAACTTTTATATCCTGGCTGCCACATTTTTCACACTTCATGCTTTTACCTCTTCAACAAGTTTGTATTTATGTCCTAGATGGTAAATAGTTTTTGATACTTCACAGCCTACACACATAAGTTGATAAGCCATAACAGTATCAACAAGTTCTTGTATTAAAGACTCTGGTACATCTCTAACAATGACATTCTCATCTGATATTTTACAAATATGCCTGCAAATTAAATCAAGTTCAGCTTCAGTAAAATAATCAAACCATTCTTCATCTCCATTCATTGTTTTTTCTCCCAAAATTTAATAAGTGTTTTTAGTTCAGCTATCCGCTTTTTAGCGTTGTTTGTTTTCTCAATTTTTCTTATGTTGATTTGTTTCAACATGGCTTGAGTTTCCTTTTCAAGTTCTTCCATAAAGTTCATTGTTCTTTAAAAGCTGTTTGTTCTATCATGGCATCTGTAAAGTGATACCAACCTCTTGGTAGCTGATCTAAATACTCAAAGCATTTAGCATGGGTCATGGTATGTTGTTCTCTAAAATGTTCATCTTTAAAGTCAATGTGATAATCAACTAACACACATTTTGATGTGACTGTAAACCATACTTCATTTTCTTTTGGTTCTGTTGGATCATTTACTTGAAAAATAAAATGTGGTATTTCTTTTGGGTCATAATCATTAGCTTGTTTTTGTGGGTGACAAGAAAAACAAGTAAATAATTTTTCATATTTTGCATACTGCAAAGCAATATCTTTTAAGTATTCAAAATGTTTTTTGTTAAGTGTGTTGAAATGGGTTTGATACCAATGTAATTCTGGTGTAAATAATGTTTTCATTGTGGTTCTTCTTTTGTTTTAAATTCCATAGTCATTGCAACATCAACTAAATACTTTTGTACTTTTTTTGTTGCTGATTTGTTAGCTTCTTGATTTCTCCACTCTCCTTTAGTTAGAGATAAATAAACTTCTTTAAGTTCATCATGTGTAAGATCAAGTAAAGTTCCCATACTCATTGTGGTTCTCCTTTAAATGTTGGTGATAGTTTTTACAATTAATCTTTTAAGAATGACAATAGTTTCTTTATTATCAAGGTCTTTATAAGATTCAATATCAGGATTTATGCCTGCAACTCTGCAAGCTCTGATATAAATAGACTCTAATTCCCATAGAGTCTGATAAGTTTTTCTTTTCAAATGCTTTGTGGTTTCTAAAATTTGGTTAGTGGTAAAGTCAAACGACTTTTAAGGGTTGACATACCTACATATGAGTATGTCAAGGAATAAAAGGAAAGTCAACCTTTATTTTTGTTTGAAGTTGACTTATTTATGCCTAGCCAAGGAAATTTAATCGTGAAATCCTGGAATAAATTCACCTTCTAAGGTCTTAGGTTTTCTATCTCTTTTATTTTGTACTAATTTGTGATGCCTGGCATACTTGTCAAATCTGTCTGCAAGCTCAGCAAAAAGTACAACTACACCTACTGTTAATAGGATTTCTAATACAATCATTGTGGTTAATAGTTACGTTTACAAGTGAAAGGTTTAAGAGCCTTTCAGAGTGGCTACTAATAGCCACTAGGAAAGATTCTATTTAAAGCCTTTTTCTAATTCTTTATAGAAGTTAAGCCTATGTTGATAGCATCTATTCTCAGCCTCAGCTTGTGTATCTGTGAAGCCTAGTAGCTCGTCACAAAATAGACTTTGATACTTGGCTTGTTCATGTCCACAATTAACTTTATGGACTGTATAACGAGCATCTAAGAAGTTGTACATTGTGGTGTTTAACATTATTTAGCACCTCGATTGTAAAAAGGATTGTATCTTTTTTGATTCAACTCTAGAAATCTAGGTGTAATCTTGTGAAATTCTTTTGAGTCAGTAGGCAAGCTAAGAATTAATTTTCCTAACTTTCTGTACTCTTTTTTTTCAAGTTTAGTAAGCATAATGTGGTTCAAAATAAGGTTTACATTTGAAAGGTTTATGAGCCTTTCAAGGTAGGCTTAACAGCCCACCTGGAAAGATTCTAAGAACAATAATTAATTATTTTTGAAGCCATTGTATAAATTTCTTCATACTGTCGCTTCATAATTATTCCGTAGATACTTGTATCATCATTGTTAAATTCTGAATTATCTAATGATTGATCAAAGTAACCTCTAGATACGTCTTCACATAACCATTTAGCCAATCCGTAATTATAAACATTAACTAAGGAATCAGAAATAATGTCTATATGTTCATAGGCTTCATCTTCATTGTTAACGTCATAATTATTTAAAAGACTATCTAATAAAGAATGTATAATGTCATACCTCCAATCATTAGGTAATTCTTCATTGTGTAGATCCATAATAAAATTTTGGATCTTTTCTTTATTCTCTAAATCTTCTTTTAAACAATAGTAACAACCTAGACCTGGTTCTCTCTGTTTTTGTTCTAGTGAATTGTAAAGAGTCTCTAGATTCTCTTTAAAGGTTTTTGTTTTAATCATTTGTGGTTCGGTTTGTTTGGTTTGTAGAGTCTAGTTTAAGGACTCTTTAAAACCTACTATGTAGGCTTTAAGGAATCTTTAAAAACTAATGTCCTGTGGTTTGTCCTGGACTAACTCAAAGTTAAAGCCAAGGACTTTAAGTGAATTAATATTGTTTTGAGTGAGAGTAGAGTTACCTGTCAAAGACTGTAAAGCCCCTCTGGTTTTGTCATCAATAACATCTACATAAGTTTGGCCATAAGCTGATCTTGTAGATACTTTAATAGTTTGCATTTGTGGTTCTTAGTTTGGTTTGGTTAATCGGTTTGAATCCGATGTAGATATCATTACATGTACTGCTGCCAATTGCAAGGCTTCAATACAAACTTCCTTGTTATCCCTTAGTATCACTTATGAAATCCAACTTAACATTCTGTAATATATACCCCCCTAGCGATTACTTAGAAATATACATAGTCAATCAAAAAAATTGACCAAATACCCCATAAATAATATAAGATATATTATAAAATCCTAGTTATATCAATGGTTTTGCTTATAAAACTACCTTTTTTGTGGATTTTTGCAAGGGCTACGGGTAAAACTTGCAATCGACATATTCGTAAACCCCTTCAAATTTTTGTTCCTAAATATTTTTAGGGTAGTGAGGATCATGCAGCAGGCAATCAAAGAACCCCCCTTAGTGTAATCCTTAGTGTATTCTTAAGTGTAATCCTTAGTGTGGGAGAGAACCAGACCTTTATCTCTCCTATACAAGGCTTTAATAAGCGTCACTTATAAATCCATCGGTAGATACATTAGAATTTCTTATCTGTTGAGAGTTCATACCCATAGCGGACTGAGAGATAGTGTTATTGAAGAGAGAGTTCCAGTTATCTGTGTGTATTGAAAGAAGTTCATCTTGCCTTCTAGCCATGTTTAGGTCTTCATTTTGAGCCATGTAGTCAGTCCAGTAAGCAACTGCACCTGCAAGAGAATCTACGAGGTCATCATGAACTAGAGAACCTCTGTGGCGAGAGATGCGTGATAGTTGATAGACAAGTTGAAGTTTAAGTCTTCTTTCTGGAGTTTCCTGGGGGTTAGAACGGAAGTCTTTTTCAATCACTTTGCGGTCAATTATTAGACGGTGGGAGTTCATAACAGGTTCGAGGGTATCAATTATGCGTAATTCTTTGGTCTTGTTGTTTCTTATGTCTTCGATTTGACAGGGGTGTATGCGTGAGATGAAAGGTTTTAGTAGTTCAGCAAACATTCCACCACCAAAGTTTTGTTCAATAAGGATAGTATTAATATTATTTTCTTTAGCTAGTCTTGATATTTTATCCAGAACAGGGTCTGTATAGCCCCCAGACAGCCCTAAACACTCTGTGACGTATAAATTACCATTAAGCATCTTCACGCAGCTTATAGCGGTCTGATCTTTACCCTTTCCTGATGGGTCAACGAACATAACTGAGCCTGTGTATTCTATAAAGTCACCAAATTCTTGTGCAGGTCGGTAGAATCTATCACCATTGAAGCCTACACATTGAAGATCTTGTATTACATATTCGGGATTATTAGACCAGATAACTTTTTCTGGTGCAAATTCTTTGTTGATGGAAGCAATTACCAGGTCGTTTATCTTTAATGGGTATCTATCTTGGTCTGAAAGGGTGGTGTCCAGTTGGAATTGAAGGTTAAATCCAGAACGTCCGTAGGA